TCTGGATCGTCGCCGCCTGAGCCGCGATGGTGGTAGCGGCAGCGTGAGCGTCCGCACCGGTCCACCAGAGAACCGACTTGATATCGGTGTACTGGGTCCCTTCCATACGCGGGTTGTCAATCTGGTACGTCATGACCGCCTGAGCGATCTCCTGGGCGTCCGCCGGGGAAATAGCCATATCTGCCTCCTGTGGGTTAGGGGTCTTCCCGGGCATCCACTGCCCGTAGTCGGGGGTGTGGGCGGTGTCGATATCGCACGACACACCGTTGATCGTGAGGGTGGTCCCGGGTTGCTGGATGACAGCGCGGGAATCCCACTGGCCACCGGACCACGCGACAGTCTGCCATCCCCACCGGGCGGAACCGTTGTCGAGCATGGCCTTAACGACCCTGAAGCCACCGTAGACACCCGTACGCGCCGGGGTGAGGACAGAGGCCACACCCTGGAAGTAAGCGGCCACAGCGGTCGGCGGAGCGTCGTAATCGACCGCGAAATAGATGGGCCGGGTGTCCGGCATGCCCGCTGCCTTCGCTTGCAGAACCGCTGCGCGGGCGTCGGAGACACCGGCCGCGAGTCCCTGCCCGGCGCGGCTTGCAGTGGACTCCCACACGACCACCGACCAGATCCCGTTGGCCGACAGGTCGTCAGCTTCGGAGCGGCTGAGATTCTTGCTCACGTCGGGGCTGAGATAGCGGCAGGCGAACGCCTTGCCTTGCGACCGGAGAGCAGATCCCCCAGGGTGCTTCCAGGCGTAGTCAACGCCTTCGGTGGTGGTGGTCATGTTTCCTGCCTAGGTTGGTCCGGTGAAGGTTTTGGGTCCGGTACACCATACTAACGCTCCGTGTCTACCTTATCCATACGAACTGAGTACGTTTCGGTCGGAGATGAGTACCGTAAGTACGCAAGCGCCCGGTCCAGTGAGTCGGACCAGGCGCTTGTGCGGGTGCGGAGAGCGGTTAGGCAACCTGAGTTAGTTTGATCCAGCATCCGGCCCGGAGGTTTGTGGAAGTGCCGTTAGAAGTGTTCTGGGCCCATTGGACTTGCAGTTCACCTGATGTGGTGGTCTGAAAGAATCCGTTCAGGGTCAAATCTTGGAACACCCCGGCGTTGGTACCCCAAGCAACCCCTGTAGGCCCAATAACAGTAGACATACTCTGCAAGGCGGTAATGCTGGCCGTGGTGATTCCCTGTCCGCCCCATACTCCGTTCGTCTGGGTTCCGGTGTAGTTGACCGCCAGTTTCAGGTCGCTAGCGCCTAGAGTTCCGCCGGTGTAGTTAATGAAACCCTCTAGCAGGTACGTCCCGTTAACCGTCAGGTCTATGAACAGATCGGGGTCGGTGGTCATGATTGTAGTGCTCGCACGGGAAGTTGCCGCAGTCTTGAAAGCGACTATCGGAGTCATGGTCTGCAGGATTCCAGCTGTGATCCGCTGACCCGCATTCCACGTGGGGAACTGAGATCCTGACACCTTGCTACTCCTTACAGCGCGACGATGGAGGGGACGGCCAACCGGACGTCTTCTCCGGCCCGGTGTGCCTTGACGATACCGTTGACGTGTCGGACGACCGCAACGAACTGCTGCGGATTCCCTGAACTGGGATCGAACCGCACAGTTATCCGCTCTCCCCCGACCATGATATCGAACGGTACCTGTCCGATGATGGGGACCCCGGACAGACCGACTTCCCAGGGAGGCGTGTTGGGATCGGTGGTGGTGACGAAGAAAGACGTTCCCGTCGGGGTCAGGTCCGAAGCCAGGGTACTGCCGTCGGTGTCCGCCCGGGCGAATACCCCGTTCACCGCCGTGTCGTCGTCTGCGAGAGCCACCACGAACGGCGCGTACGGAGTGCAGGTAAACGTCAGGATATGTTGGAACTGGTCAATCGTCTCCGACCCGCCCACCACCAACAGGTCAAGGGTATCCGGACTCACCCAGATAGGCGGATTGACGATGTTCAGGCGTTCCCCGGGGCGGAGGTTGACGACACTGCTGCGCAGTCCGGGGGCTGTAACGGGGCTGAACGACGGGTGTGCCAGGTCCACCGTAACGGAGGGGAACCGGGGGAGGTCCACCGTTCCCCGGTGGAGTCTCCACCCTGCCTGGTCGTCCAGCGTGGTATCACTCTGGATATTGAGCGTCAGGGAATCGCTGTACGGGCCCACGCCGAGCGGGGGCGGATTGATGGACAGGGCGCCTGAAGTCAGGGTGGAGCGGGAGTAGGAACCGTTGACCCGGGTCACCGTAATGTCATTCTTGGTGAACCGGTCATCGTCCAGCGGGATGGGGATTGCCGAGAGGTTCCCGGCCGCGTAGTCGAGGGTCGCCTGAACCGGAACGTTGTACATACCGGTACGCATCCGGACCCCGAGACCGAACGCTGTCCAGCGCTCGTACAGGCTTCCGTCGTCGGCCAGGATGGCATCCGCAATGAGGTCTGTGACGTTCCCGGGAAGTTCCGGGCCCATCGGTACCGAGTCGGACGGGGTGCCGACGATACCCACGTTCACCCCGGAATCCTGCAACAGGCGGACCGCGCGGTTACCCGCTTTCTCCCCCGTGAAAGCGTTGATCTGATTGAGCTCGTCAAACGGACTGCTAAGCAGACGCTGCAACGTGATGTGTCCTACAGCTATGCCGTTCTGGTCCCCGTTGGGAGCCATTACGATACGGGTCACGTTGCCCGTGGTCTGGCCGGTGGACAGTAGAGCGTTGAAGAAAAGGGTGCCCGTCGGGGCGTTGGGGATGTAGGTGAACATCGAGAAGTTGACGTTTCCGCCGGTCTCGATGAGTTCCAGGTCGAAATACTGGACGTTCCCGGTAGTTCCGAACGCCAGACCGCCCGAGTCACCTACCTTGGTATCCGAAGCGTCGTAAGCCTGTAGGGAGAAAGCTCCACCCGACACGGTGAGGAAGTGCAGTTCCACCCGTTTGATCGTGCCGTTCAGGTAGACGTGCATGACGTGCGAGTCGTTGGCAGGCGTACCGGTGGAGGGGATGAACAGGGCGAACCTGATCTGGGTGCTGCCGGTGTGGGAGTACACCGGAACGGAACCGCTGAACGACCCGTTGCCCATTGTCGGGAGCGGGGAGGAAGAGGCGAGACCTGAGTAATCGGCCAGGGTAGGGGACCCTGTGATCTGCATGGCGCGTCCGCCGTTGCCGGACGCTATCTGGGTTGCTCCGGCGGAGTCCTCACACGGCCAGTACGAGACCGGAGGGTTGACGGACAGGAGGGTCGCGCTGGTGAGGCCCTGATACAGGGTGGAGCGGAGCGCCACAGCGGCTTGGCTGAGTCTGCGGAGGATGCCGGAAGCCTGAACCTCGACCCATACGTCCAGTCCGGTCGTATCCCAGTTCTGGGGCCACGTGGTGATCTCACCCCAGAACCGTACATTCTGTGTGAAGCCGTCCGGAACAGACACCCTGCACTGAGTGTTCCGTCCAATCTTCCCGAACAGGGGGGAGAGCGGGTTTCGTGGGCTGAACCGGCCGTCGCGGTTATTGATCAGGAACGTGCAGGAACCCGTATTGGCCACCGAGGATTCATCGGTCTGCCCGTACGTGATGGATACGGGCGACCGGGAGTAAACCAGCGATGTGATGTCCATAAACGTGCCGTCAACGAGGATTTCTACCTGTACAGGCTGACCGTTGGTAGTACCGGTCTGGCTCGTAGGTCCCGATGACGGCATTCCGGACGGGAACTGTCGCGCGTACCCTGTCCGTACCGCTTGGTTGGCCATTTCTTATTCGTCCCAAACGATCCACGTGATCATGTTGACCGCCGCGCTGAACGTGGCCCGGACACGCAGGAACGTTCCCGCCGAGACGTAGGACCACTCCTCCGGCATGAACTGGTACACGTACGGCTCAATGCCCGCGCCACCGTTGGACAGTCCGGGGATCTGAACCGCGTCGAATGTACGGGTGGCCGTAGTGGCACCTTCCACCGAAGCGGAAAAGCCTGTGTTGCTAGCTCCCAGGGTGAGCAGGGACGGGGGGAGTCCGGGGGTGAGCGGCTGGACTCCGGACGCCACGTGGGCTGTAACGCTCGCCGCAACGTCGGTCTGGAGCAGCTCGACCATACCGGTACCGGTGGTGGCGGGCGCAGCGTCCAAACTGAATCCCCAGGAGACAATCTTCAGCTGACGCGACGACGGGGGAGAGAGCTGAAGCATAGTCTTGGTCGTAACGCCCGTAGTGACCTTGGCAATCGCTGCCGTGGTCTGCATCGGTGCGTTGTAGATCTTATAGCGGTGCATCTTAGATCACGTCCTCCCTAGGACTGTCTGTACGTTTCCTCCGCGCACGCGGATGGACTTCCGCAGAACTTCCAGTAGGACGTTATCCAACTGGGAACCGCCGGAGTGCAGTTCCAAAGTGATGGTTCCGCCCCCGCCACCTCCGCCACCGCCCGCCATCATGGCGCGGGTGTCAGGGTTGCTGAACACGTGCGACCCGGCGGGAAGGTGTACCAGCTCCGGTCCGTGTTCTCCCACCAGGGTGGTGCCGCTCCGGGTCCCTCCGGTGGCAGCGGCCCCGATCGTTCCGCCGTGCGCGAACCCGAGAGCGTGACCGATGCTGGAAGCCGCTCCGCTGACCGAACTCAGCATGGAGGAGACAGTCCCGATGGTACTGGACACCGCCCCGAAGATTGAGTTCAGGATGCCCCGGATCGTGTTGTAGGCGCTGACGAACGGACTGGCAAGTGCGCTGGAAAGGGTCCGCCACACCGATTCGATCCACCGGACCGCAGACTGCGCACCCGACATGATGGAATGCCAGTGGTGAGCTATCTCGTACACCGCGATTCCGATAGGTCCGGTGAGGATTCCCAGCAACAACCGCCAATGGTCCCGAATCCATCCGAACGCCACCTCGGCCCAGTGCATGAGCTGTTTGAAGGCGTTGGCCGCTACGGTCCCGATGGCGTGAAGGATATCCCGGAACGTCTTGCTGTGCTTGTACGCCTCGACAAGTCCGATGACCAGGGCCGCAATGGCTAGGATGATGATCCCTATCGGGTTAGCGTCCAGTTCTGCGTTGAGAATCGCCTGCACACCGTTCCATATGCCGGTCACCATGGCAGCAGTCTTGACCGAAGCTGAGTACAGTATGATCCCTGTCACCAGGGTGGTCACCGTTCCCGCCAGAATGAGGAACGCGGTCTGGTGTTTGTTTATGAGTGTAACCACGGTGGTCAGGATGGGGATAAGCTTCTGTCCCAGAGCGATGAGCAGCGCACCGAATCCCGCGCTCAGCTGTTTCACCTGTTGGCCCAAGGTCTTCTGAACCTCCGCGAAACCCTGCACCTTCCCGCTCGCGTCGGCTGTAGCTCCCCCGACCGCCCGGATCGTAGTGGACGTAGATTTGAAGTTCTGGCCCGTGGTGGCCAGAGCAGCGTTCGCCCCGGCAGCGGTACCCATGAGCAGCTTGAGAGCGGCAGCGAACTGGGGAGTGCCTTCCTTGCCACCCTTGGACGCGGCTTCCGAGAGGTACTGCATAGCGTCCGTAAGGCCGTTGGGACCTTGCAGCTTCCCACGGAGCTCCCCGGTGGACACACCGAATTCAGCGAACGCCTTTTGTTGGCTCTTCGTGGGATTGAGCAGGGAGCGGAGCGCCTGAGAGAGGTTCTGGGAGGCACGCTGAGCGGTGAATCCGTGGTTAGTCATCTCCGACAGTGCGGCGGAGACATCCTGGAAACTGATACCGGCAGCGGACGCGGCAGGAATGATGCTGGCGAACGAACCGGAGAACTCCTGCAAGTTGGTCTTGCCGTGCGCTACGGCGGTTATCAACTGGGACGTGACGTTAGCCGCGTCAGAAGCCTTAAGGTGATAGTCCACCAGGACATCGGTCAAGGCCTTGCCCACCGTGGTGGTATTGGCGCCCTCCGCTGCCGCACCCTGGGCAGCGGCCTTGAGAACAGTCAGGCCGTCCGCCGCATGGAATCCGGCCGCTTCAATGAAGTAGAGAGACTTGGACAGGTCGGTAGCGGATACCCCGACCTGGCCAGCCATGTCGAGTAGTCCTTTACGGATCATCCCAAGGTTCTTTACCTGCTCACCCGCAGACGTAGCCAACCGGACAGTGGACGACTGGAAGGCAGTGGCCATTTTGACTGACTCAATGCCCATGCCCACCAGGGCAGCGGCGGACACCTTGCCGAGAGCTTTCATCGTACCGCCGAGACCCTGGGAGTCCGCTTCCGCAGACTTCATTGCCGGTCCGGCAGTGTTCCTCCCAGTGATAAGGATTTCCACTACGTTCGCCACAGTCCTACCCTCCTTCGTCCGGCCGTCCCATAGCTTCGATGTTCAGCAGTTGCAGAAGTTCCGCGTCCTCTTCCAACAGCGTCTTAAGGGTGTACCCCCCGAACCTCTCCAACGTTCCCAGGATGAAGTTCGCGTAGCCTAGCTCCCTTGGTTCGGAGACAACGGTTCCATCGGGAGCGACACCTCCTGGTACGTCTCGCCAGAGGGAGAGCTTCCGGGCAAAGGGGGCGCCACTCCAGAGATAGCCTCTGTCCAAGAGGAGATGATGGCCATGACGAACGAAATGTCCATCTTCTCGAATCCCGCGAGCGTGGCAGGGACAGGCTCCCCATCGATCTCCACATTCCAGGAAACCATCGCCCTTTCCAGGATGGAAAGAAGCTTTTCCAGGTTCTCGGGGGTAGTGTCCCCAGTGTCCGTCGTCTGCAGAGCCATGATGTCTCCCAACGACGCGGAATTCATGAGGACTTCCAGGCCCTCCAAGTCGGAGTCCTGGAACTTCAATCGGTACTGCTTACGCGGGGGTGTGAATCCCATCTCAGTCTGCCTCTCGGTTTAGGGTGAAGATGATCTAGCTCCACACGGGCGTCGTGCCGTCGGCCAAAACGCCAGGAACGGACCACGTGAGCTCACCCGTGTTGGTCCGGGTCAAAGCATAGTCGGTAAGCAGGGTGGAACAGGACAGGAACGGGGTCGAGCCCGCGATGGGCTGAATCTTCACGTTCCGGTTTACGCGGGTGCTCGGAATGGTCTTGAAAACGTCATGGCTCTGGTTGGCCGTAGACGAGTTGAAGACACCGTTGAGCGTCACGCTGTAATCGATCAGGAGCAGCAGGCGCTCGTGAGCGAACTTGTCCACACCGGTGATGTCCTGAACGGCATACGGAGTGGAGAACTGGAAGTTGGTGATGTCGTTGCTGATGACCCTGGGAGTCGGAGTGGAGTCGTCAACCGTTACGGCCGCACCCAATCCGGTTGTCTTGGACATGTCCTAGCCTTTCTCTATCTCTCGGTCGATTACGGCCTGGTTGGTCCGGAAGTCTTCGATCCAGTCAACAGCCCGCGTGTGGTGGCGGATGCCACCGGAAGGGTTACCGCGCCAGTCGCCGTGCCTACGGGCGAGGATGTCCGGCCGGGTCCGGTGCTCCGCGAAGCACCGTTGAAACGACTCGAAACGGAAGACAGTAAGTCCCTCCCCCGTACGCCGCTCCGTGAAGGTCCGGCCGGAACGTGTGCGGATGTACGCGGCCTGAGTGCGGCCCAGTTCCGATGACTCGTCCACGGAGGTCTCCCACCCATGAGCCCATGCCTGGCATCCGACGTCCTTGCACGCTGCGACAACCGAAGTGTCCCTGGAAGCCGCAATGCTGTACGTGACGTACTTCTCTACCGGCATGAGCGGTTCGATGCGGAACGGTTGCTGACTCATCAGAAGCTCACCGCAGTGAGGTTGCGCGTGAAGGAAACGGCGAACGCCAGAGAAGTGAATCCGCCCGTAGTCACCGTGGCCACGCGGAGGAACTGGCGAACCGTGGCGGTACCGCCCACCGCGATCCGCTGCGCCTGTGGGGTTCCGGAGGTCACCTGAGCGAACGCACCTCCTGCAAGGTCAGCGAAGGTGCTGTTATCCGCACTGTCCTGGATCTTGACAGTCGCGTCAGTTCCCGTGAAAGAGAACACGTGCAGGTAGGCCTGGAACCCGAACGACGACGGTGACACGTTGTTGACGGAGGAACCGTTGGTAGCAACCGTATCGGTGCGGATACCGGAGGTGAGCTGCTGTCCCCACTCCAACCCGAAGGAGTTCGCCTGAACACTGATGGCGCTCGTCAGCATGCCGTCGGTGGCCCGGGTCGGGGCGTAGTCTATCTGCTTAGCGTTGATCGATGCAGCTGCTCCCCCGAGGTTGGGGGTGATGAAGTAACTCGCAATCACGTCAGTCCGGGGGAGGGCGGAGAGCACCGGGTGCTCAGCCCCCGCAGCGTTGTCGAATACGGTCGTAAAATCCATGCTCCCATCGCGCAGACCGCCGAGACGCTCATGCGCGAACTTGTTGATCGCGGTTACGTCTAGGGTGGCCACCTGCCCGGATACGGAACCCAGAGCGTTCACGTCCCCGGAAAGGTCGAAACCACTGATATAGAAATTATCGCCCAACCCAGTTTGCCTGGAAATGAGACTCACCCCTCTCGGATGTCTGAAGCGCTAGGTGCGCCGGTCGGATGGTGCCTGGAACAGACAAAGAACTCGCTGCCGGATACCGGGAAACGAGCCAGCCGGTGGCAGCGCTTCACGTGACAGTTGTGCTTACGCAACAGGGCGAGTCCACCAAGGATGAGCGTGATGTCCCCCGCGAAACCGGACCACCACAGATACCAGGGACCGGAAGCACTGTCCAACCCTAGAAAGTGTCCAACGATGCTCACGGAACCTCCGCCCACACGTCGTTGATCACCAGGGGGAGGTTGATTACGAACGCCCGGTACTTCTTTCCGTCCTGATCCAGGTACCCCGCCTCGCCCTTGAGCTTCGACCCCGACTCTCCGAACAGGTCCACATCACGGACCTTGCCTCCCAGCGTGAAGTCTCCCGCGTAGGCGGAGAACAGCGCGTCTGCCGCTTGCAGGAGCGCAGGGTCAATCGAGTCGTAAGGCTGGGACTGAAAGTTCAGGTAGATACGAATGGTGTACGTGAGGACAATCGTCACAGCTTGCAGACCGCTGCCGCCCGGGAACGGCTCGACCGACTGCAACCACACTGCAGCCGAGAGCCCGTTCCCGGGGGCGTTCTTGGGTTCGTGACCGTTGACAGTCTCGAACAGTCCGGTGGCGGAAGCATGTGACACCACCTGATCGGAGATACCCGACACGTCAAGCGCCATCAGTTCATCCTTTCCAGATAGACCCCGAGAAGCTTGTGAGCGATCGGGAGGACCCGCGCGTTAAGGCGGTCCGTAACCTTCCGGAAAGTGGCGTAGCCCTTGAATCGGGTGGTCTGGTTACGTGCGCTGGTCCCTTCTAGCCACGGACCGTAAATGACTCCCCCGTCTGTCACAACGTCCACCAGGGCGGAGCGTACCTGGGTCTGCACCTGGGACTCGTAATATCCGGTCGGGTGCTGTAGGACCACGTGCAGCGTGTCCAAGACCATCCGCTTGCCCTCCGCCGCTACCTCGTGGCGGAGTTCAGTGTCGAAAGCCTTGACGGCAGCGCTGGCCCGGCCATCGAACAGGGGCCCTACCAACTTGATTTCAGTCGGCATCAGACAGTCCTCCGTCGTGCCTTGCGGCCGTAGAGGGTGACGGTCTGCTCCCGGAGTGCTCCCAGACCGCTGCCGATACCGGTTTCCTTGCTCGGTCCGCTGCCCAGGGAAGTGGCGTAAGCGCCCTGTTCCAACGTGAGTTCTACGGAAGCTTCCCCAATGGCCAACTGGCGGATGAGGGAAGGGGGCGTGTGGACGCTCACAGGGGCCGAAATCAGGTGGGTAGCGGCCGGAGTACCCTGGGCCCCCCGCAGGACCGTGAGTAGGCGACTGGCGAACACTGCGGCACCCGTATGGGCCGCTAGAACCGTACCGTCCCACGCCCGCTTCACCGTGAGGTTGTTCCCGGTCACATCTAGGATGAACATCCGCTCGGAATCCAGGGTGATCACCTCGTTCACAAAGAACTTGGTGCCGTCCGTAACGGTGAGCAGGTTGTCCCCTACGCTCACGGTTCCGACCCCGGTCCCCTGCTGAGTCTGTCCCGTGGTCACGTTGGCCCGGCCCGTTACGATCATCCGCTCAGAGTCCACCTTGATACTGTTCCCGACCCCGACGACAGAACCGTCCGTAACGGTGAGGGAAGTACCGGCAGCGGTGGTCACCGCTGCCGCGAGCGCTCCGCCGGGAGCGGTGTCGATGTTGAAACCGTAGGTAGCCGTGATGGACACATCACGCTGCGGAGTGTTCCCCCGGCCGAAACTCTCGCTGGTAGACCGGTTGAGTTCCATGTAAGTGAACGGAGGGGAGTACTGGGGGTGGCCCCAGAAGATGTTCGCATTACTGATGACATGGCCACCGCTGGTGACGACCGGAACGTTCACGGTGACATCAGCGATGTCCGACTGATCGAACCATATGCGCCACGGGTAGGCGTACTGGAAGTTCGGCCAGTCCCACGAAAGAGTTGCGTTGGTAGGGTAGAAGACTCGCTTCATTACCCCGTCAATGGCGCGCGACGCTGCCTCTATGGCACGGTCGATCTGCACGTCGTTGCGGGCGGTCTGCTTAATATCCAGAGCAGACTTAAGGTCTTCCCGGCTGCAATAGCAGGGAGTTGTAATGGTCACGAGTCCCCTACCGTTACCTTGCTTACTGGTCTAGGGGACACGCCCCCGGACAGGGATAGATGCAGTTGTTTCTCTGATGATAGCCGCTCAGCCTAGCTGCGGGCTACTCGACTACGCTTCAGCCCAGATCATGTCGAAGTTCCAGAGCTGAGCAACGCTCCCGGAAGCCGTTTTCATGACCAGGCCCTCACCAGGCAGGAGCATGAACGAAGCCGCGCTAGGAGCGGCCCCCGACCCGGTGGGACTCGCACCCGACCCGGAAGAGGTATCCGCCGGGGGTACACCGCCCAGGGTCAGCCCCGTGGTGGTGACTGTCGGGTTGGTTGACCGCACCTCCGCAATCGCATTGGGAGAGGATGAGGTGAACTTCCCGATGTTGGCAGCAGCGACCAGGGATCCTGCGCTGGCAGCGGAGATCCGGAAGATGTTCATCGAAACTGTGATGGACGTTGCAGCAGTCGCCCAGGGAACGATGGACAGGGCGTACATAGTGATTGTCTTCCCGCTGCCCAGGGGGTTGAAGATGGAAAGGAAGTTGTTCGCTGCCACCACCCCTGGAATGTCCGCCAGCGCTGTGATGTAGAAGTTGCTGCCCGCCGGTATGGCAGGCAGAGCGACCACAGAACCGGTTACAGTCTGCGTGCCGCTGGGAGTGGTGGTGACGGTCCCTGACACGGGGAACGTGGCGGGAGAGGTGACCGCCACGTTCTGCGTGCCGCTAGGGCTGGTGGTGACAGTTCCTGCCACTGTCTGAGTGCCACTGGGCGTGGTCGTTACGGTACCGCTCACGGGGAACGTGACGGGCGAGGTGACCGCCACGTTCTGAGTCCCGCTCGGGGTACTGGTTACCGTTCCGGTGACCGCGATTGGCGGGGCCACCATTGCGACATACAGTGGCATGGCTCTACCAGCTTGTCAGGCGAGCATTACCGTTCGCGGATGCCCAGATACCGTCAACCCGGCCCGAGTACATCGGGGTCGGGAACTCGAAAAACGAGCTTGCGGCAAGCTGGACCGTGTAGTCGGTAGAAGAGGCCGTGGTCCCGAACTTGATGAACAGGACAGCCGTACTCTCATTGAAGATCGTGCGCATCCGGTCGTTGCTGGACGCTGCGAACAACGTGACGTTGGTCGCGGAGGAGGCCACGCTTGCCGTTACGGCGGTTGTGGCCTGGGTAACTGTCATTCTCCGTTCCTCTCTGTGCTACATACCCGAGTGAGTCGCCGGGTCCCAGTCGTTCGGGTACTTCCACCCGTCGTAAGGGCAGTACCAGGCGCCAGGCTGATTGGGCGGACCCAACCGGAGAGGCTCTCCGTCGTTGGGACAGGCCAACGGGGGCTGAGTGGCGTAATAGTCGATGTACGAAGCCTGTAGTGCCAGGGTGGAGTAGAGGTCCCACCCGGTCACCCCTCCGCCGTCAGCCATCACGCCTCCTTGGTTTCACCCTGCGCGAACTTGTCACCCATGAACGCTTCGGGAGCAGCTTCGGGAGCAGCTTCGGGAGCAGTCTCGGGAGCAGTCTCGGGAGCAGTCTCGGGAGCAGCTTCGGGAGCAGCTTCGGGAGCAGCTTCGGGAGCAGTCTCGGGAGCAGTCTCGGGAGCAGCTTCGGTGCCGTGCGGATGGATGATGCTCTGGACGAAACCGACGGTTTCCCGGACGGCTTCCTCCCACGCGTTGGTAGATCCTCCGCTGGTGGCCTTGGGCATTCTTTGATCCTTTCCGAAAAGGGCCGGTACCCCGAAGGATACCGGCCCTGATGTGATTCCGATCAGGAGACCGACGCGCCGGTGTCCAGCGGAACATACGTGATGAACCACTGAACGGCACCGGTCATGGTGGCGACAGTAGTGGACCACGTGATGACCCCGGAGTCCACTACGAAGTCCGAGGTATCCCATACTGCGGTTCCCGCGTTGGAACCCACGACCATTGCACCGGGTACCCCCGCTGCTCCCTGGAAAGGAGCGAGCAGCGTACCGACTTCCTTACCCCCGATAACGGAGGTGGTGGCGATGCCCGAAGCGTTGAGAGTTCCCACCGTGGGCGTGATGCCCAACGACACCGAACCGGTAGTACCGGAAAGAACGGTAGTCACCCTGCCGAAAAGGGAGGTTACGATCACCGAGCCACCGGTAACCGTGAACAGGGTGCTAGAAGACCCGGAGTTCGGGGGAGTCAAAGCCGCCGTAACGACCTGATTTCCCGCGACCAGAGTGCGGACTTGCTGGCCCTTAATGAAATCGGCCACGGCTCACACCCCCAGAGCAACGAGGTTGCCCGGGGTACGCTGAACGACCAGGTCATGGGCGATGACGACCAGGGACCCGTTGGTCACAGTCACGGTCAGATACTTGAACGTGTCCGCAATCTGAGAAGTGAAAATGTCAACGACGGACATTTGACCCGTGGTGCCAGCCAACGCCAGGGAGTTGGTCGTCCAGACGGACGGTTGCTTGGTCCAACCGGTGCTTCCGTCGGTTGCAGTGGACAGGTACCAACGCGGAGTCTGACCGAAACCGTTGGCCAGGGTGAACGCGGTAGTGGCGCCTCCCGCAGTCTTGGAAGCAACAACCGCGATGCTAGAAGCACCGGTGGAAGTCACCACCAGGGAAACGGCGGAGCACTGCTCCATACTGAACGGCTTACCGGACGCAACACTGATCACGTTGTGCGTGCGTCCGAGACCTTCCATACCTGCCATGACAGGTACCTCCTACTTGTACGGCGCTAGTCTCGGGTAGGGGGTGCCAGTGCCCTACTTGCCTACTCGGCACCCGGGGGTTTGTTGCCGGATGCCTACTCGGGTTCTTTCGTGCTGCGCCCGGAATCGAACCGGTGGCACTGGGGGGATTTCAGTGCTGCTCCCATGAGCAGCGCAGCGGACTTACAGGTTACAGCCTACCCGCGTAGGCGGGCGTTTGCGGCCCGGAGGTTCCGGGCCGCGCGTTCCATACGATCCGGATTGTCCCGAAAGTGACCGATACCCGCGTTGCAGTAGTGGCAAGCGGCCCCACGGATGCACTTTCCGCAGGAACGCGAACCTTGACAGCACTCGTGGTCGTGGTCCACGTGCACTCCCCTCGGAGCTTCCGGATCTAGAGGCTCTTCACACAGGTAGCAGTTACCGCCCTGGGAAAGGATGATCCCCCGGAGTTGATCCCAAGTGATCCCGTGAGCGTACTTTAGATCACTGGAAATACTCCTTTTGTACTGTCGCCAGTAATCGGGGTCTTCCGCCCTCTTCTTAGCGTGATGCTTTCTAGACGCGGCTTTGAATTTTTCCGGGTCCGCTGCGTACGCCTCACGAGCTTTCTCGCGGTTGTACGCCCTGCGCGCTTCGGGGTCGTTCCAATCAACGACCGTTTCCTGTGATGCTCGCGGGACCCGGTTGCCAGAGCGTGTGTGTCGTCCGCACTGGCAACCCGGTTCGCACTTGCTGCTGCCTCTCATACCTTGAGTCTATCAGACGATGTCTTCTAGAACAAAGTAGTCGAGTCCACCAAGATCAGCGGGCCGCGACCTGAACGAAAGGCGATAGCGTGTTTGAGCTGCCGTTATGCGGAGTAAGGGGCGACTGGAGCCACGGGCGGCCATCGACCCTCTCGATGATCCTGTACGCAACTTGGTTGTTTTGGAACAAGAAATGTTCCGAAGAGTCAACGCGGACTTGCTGACGGTCACCGATCAGGTAGTACGAGAGATCGACGAAGTTCAGGTCACCGGTCGCACCCAGGGCCGGAGTCTTCTCAGTGAAGATCACCGGACGACCAAGGATGGTCATGGGCGGCATTTCGGAACCGTTCTGGCTCCAACCACCGATCCAGACCGGACCGCCACCGGTACCGACCGACAGCGCCATGGTGGCGAGCTGCGGGAAGGTGTCGATGGAAGCAATCCAGCACGCGTTCTTGAGCGAGGTGGGGAGCATCCGGGAGTACATGTTGACGATGTTCTCCCAGACCAGGGTCTTGGTGGTCTGTCCCGCTTCCTTGGCAACCTGAACGGACGCCTCGGAGTTAATGAAGCCTTCAGGCTCACCCACACCGGTACCGGTCATGAACGAGACATCCTCGAACCATGCCAGACCCTTGGGAACCCGCGCATCGAACCATCCGGAGAACGCCGGAGCGTCGTCGAGCAGTTCCGCCGGAACCTTGAAGAATCCGGTGAGCTTCTTAGCGTCCAGAACCACACGGCCGAAGGTGGCAGTGGACTCGGTGAGCGACGCCGCTTCCTCGGTCCAGTAGAACTGGACTCCACCGAACAGGGACGATACGTGACTAGTGTCGTCCACAGTAGGGATCGGCACGCGGAGCGTGCTCATGGGGATGACCGTAGCCTTGCTGCGCACGATCGAGTCTTCAAGCGCGAGCTGCAGGAGCTCGGACCGCATGATCTCAGGGACCAGGAAGCCACCCGCACCTGGCTCCTCGGAACCGAACGAGTTCTGGAACTCCTGAATGCGCGACAGCTTGTCCACGAGCTGCTGCCGACCCGGCTTGGTGCTGGGGGCGCGGAGCTCGAAGATCGCCTTGCAGTACTCACCGATGCTGTTGAGCCGCTCATCCTTGGGGAGCGAGCGCTCCATCTGGGCACCCATGGCAGTCTTGTTGTACACCGTGCCACGGCCCTGGCTGACGGCCGTACTGTCCGCAGCGTCGAGCGTGGCGGACAGCTTGCCACCGAGCTTGCCGTTGGCACTGCCGTCCTTGTCGCCACCCGAGCGGACCATGTCGAACAGGACCGACTGGACCTGGTCACGCATGTCCGTGACGGTGTCAGGGTTGTTCTTGACGTACTGACCGGCGTAACTGTCGAGGAACCGCTTGGTGGTTCCGTCGGCCACTGCGGACGCCGAGAAGTACTCCTTCAACTTCGAGTGGTTTCCCAGAACGTCTAGCAGACCATCGGGGCTCTCGGGAATGTTCATCTTGGCCATTAGTTGCCTCCCTTCAAGGCGCCACGCAAGGCGATCGCCAAAAGCGCGGAATCGATCGAATCCCCCGGAGAGTAGTCCGGAGAGATCTTCTTCATGAGTCCCTCAAGCTTAGACTTTGCAGCGTCAGCATTCTTGAGGTCCTGGGTCTGAGAAAGGCGCGCGAGCGCGTTCCTCACTCCGGCCGCATTGGGCGGAGAGTCGGGGGTGTACCGGTACGGAAGAGCCCAGTGCGCTTGCGTGTCCGGGTCACCGGAGTTCTTTTCACCAGCCGCGATGCCACGGTAGAAAGCCGCCGGGTCGGACGCCGTAGTGCCACCATGCCACGCCTTGGAGGCATCCCAGGGGGAAGTGTCCACCGAGTCGTTGCTCAGCCGCGTGTCATCCTTGGCAGTCTGCTTAGCGGCCTTCTTAGCGGCCTTGGCCGACTTCTTGCCGTCCATGGGGGGACACGGCGGGATCTCCTTGATCTGTTTCCCGTCCGCATCGAAGTAGTCATGGTCGGTGTCACCTTCGGGAGTGGAGTCGTCGTCCCCATCACCATCCGGGTCGAAACGGGGCTTCCCGTCCGCACCCATGACCCACCCGTCGCCGAGTTGCTTGTCACCCTCGTTGAACACCGACAGGTCCCAAGAATTCTTCGGGTTCTCCTGTCCGCGCACCCGGTCAGCCAAGCCGTCCTCCACTGCCTCGGCATCCTTGTACCACGTGGTTGCCTTCATCTTCGCACGCCAGTAGTCCGCAGACTTACCAGTGCGCTCCGCATAGATGGCCGCGATGTTGTCGGAAGCCGCGTCGAGCTGCTCCGCGAGATCCCGCATGTCGGCAGCGTTCCCGATACCGGCCGCGAAACCGTCATGGATCATCATGGTAGAGAAAGGAGCCATTTCCAGCATCCCTGGGGAAGCGGCCTGAGCGATGAACGACGCAGCGGAAGCGGCCAGACCGTCAATGGTGATGGCCACCGTTCCGCGCCGCGCCTTGAGAGAATTATAAATGGCGATCGCGTCGAACACGTCGCCACCCGGAGAGTTGACGTGAACGTCAAGATCTCCGTCTACTCCCGCAAGCTCCGCCAGGAACTCTCCGGCCGATACCCCGAACAACCCGATTTCATCGTAAATGCTCACGAGGGACGGGGCGTTGTCAGCCTTGCGGTTTTCGATCTTCCACCACATCGCAGGCGTCCCGTGGAGGTTCTGCAACCGCCGCGTAGACCTCATAGGCCTAGCTCCGCGCATGGTTCACCTCCAACAGTACGTTTCTGCGGGACATTAGGTAGGCCACATCGCGTGTCACGTGCGGCCCCCCGTTTCGATTGGCAGATACCCGTCACTGAGTACCCGTTTGAGCAGATCCGACATAGCCTTGGAGTTACCGGGAGCAGCGTCCGGAGCGTCCCGCTTGGGTACCCAGTCGTCGCACACGTCGCCCCGGGATATCTTTCCCTTGACCAGGGTGCAGCCGCTCGGAGCGCGGAACATGTTGCACGTACCGCAGTTCCTTCCCGGTGCTTCCGCTTCCCTGTAGTTCACGCTTGCCTTGGACAGTTTAGGCGCATTCCGGAGGGAGTTCTTAGGGACCTCGGGGTACTCCGTGTCGTGCATAGTCTCCCACGGACCATGCTCAGAATCCACCGTGGCTATGTACGCCCGGACGGGAACACCTGCCCGGACCGCCGCGAGGTAACGGTGGTGGCCGTCAACCATTTGCAGCTGAGTCCCCTTGGGCGTGGCCACCAGGACAACCGGGTCCAGCTTCTCCCCATCGTCCAGCTTCTGAGAGAAGCCCTTCACCAGCTTCTCGTCATCGGGAGAGTGGCTCATCTCCCCCGGTTCGAAGTTGATATGGCTGGTGGGAACCTCGATCGGCCCCTTCCAGGACGCACGGTGCATCCAAGCGATGGCCGACGCAGGGAAGTTCTTAGCGGACTCCTCATACACCTTGCCCGCCGGATCATGCTTAGCGCTGACCGGGGCCGATTCCGCCGTAGCACCCATCCTTCGCTTGCGGACAGTGCAGCGGCAGGAATTGCCGAACTGCGCCCCGATGCAGTTGACATAGCTGCTCCCCTCCGGATAGTCCGCGTAAGCGGCCTCCCGGTTCCGGTACAGCTTCCCGTCGTTGGCCGAGCACGCGTCGCAGGTGTGGTCATCCTCGTGCGCGACCGCTTCCCAGCGCATGGCGTTGCTGATGGTCACAGACTCCCGGTTGTCCACCGGAGTAGCGGGAACGGCCGGTGGGAGGGCCGGAGACTCGGGAGCAGCGGCAGCGGCCACCTCACCCATGTCCATATCCGGGAGACCGACAACCTCCAACACGTCCGCCGGGTCGAATCCCGCACCCACCAGGGCAACCGCTGCCTGCGACTTCTGAAGAAGCTCAGTAGCAGCAGTCTCAGCGTTGACCGGTGACGGGTCGTCGTAGTCGAACTCGACACCGACGCCGGAAGCCTTGAACAGGGGGAGCAGCTTGGAGTTGAAGGTGTCGCGACGGCGGTTCAGTCTGGGCAGCACCTGCCAGGCGACGAAAACTTCCTGCGCGGTCTGGGCGTTGGCCCGGTTCACGTCGTCCGAGGAACCCATCATGGCCTTGTGAATCCGCCACGCCTCCCGGAGTTCATCGCGGTTGGCAAGGCGCAGGTTCCCGTATTCCATGTCCTTATTGGTGGTGGGAGAGGGCATCCAGTTCATGCCGTCCTCTAGCACACCGATGTGCCCGGCCCGCGCTACGCCCCGGTGCGACTCGCGCCACCGTTCAATCAGCTCGTCGAACTCGCGGTCATTCAGCCGGTTCGGAACAGTGATGACGCCACCCGGGTCGGCCCCGTTCAGGAAAAGATTCCGCTGGTACTCGGTGGCGTAGCGCTGCTGCTGAATGTTCGGCATGATCGACTGAACCGGACCCGCACCCCGGTAAGGGTCCATAGGGTCGGGCCGCTTCTCAAGGATCACCTCGGAGCGCTTGAGAGGGACCTGCTCGCCGGTCGGGCCGGTGTAGATCCATCCGACCAGGTAGTCATTGGGGTCCGGAACGGGTTCCATCCGGTCGGGCCGGACATACCACATAGACGTGGGGAAACCCATCTCTGTGTCCAGAACCCAGAACGTCTCCCCGGTCAGCTCCTCATGCTGCTGCGCCCCCTCGAAAAACTCGAATCGGGAGTGGAACGGGTTGGGGTTGTTGACCAACTGGATAGCCGCGTGCTGAACGACCTCCACCCGCTGGTCACTGCCCGTGTCACCGGTGGCGTAACGGCGCCTGCCGTCCGCAGGAGGGTTCTTGTACAGGTGCCACTTGGGCGTAGCAGTGGACTCGGCCAACAGGCTCACGATGCCGTAGAGCGTTCCGGACATGGCGTACTGCCGCATGAACGTCTCGCGATCCTGCTTACCCGCGCCGAGACTGTAGCTCAGCCCATGGGTACGCGACGCGCTGCTCCCGATGTCCACCGGCGGCTTACCGCTGGTGGCGTTACGGAACATGCGGATGGCCGACTTCACGCCGGGTCCGAAATGATGTGCTCAAGGGCGATCAGGCTTACCCCGGTGATCAGCCATCCCCACCCGTGGGCAAGGTGGAATCCTGCAAAGTCAACGCAGAACACACCGGCCAGGGTGAGCGGGATCGCACGGAGCTTGGCCAGTGAGGCCGTGTGCGGAGCAACCGTGATCTTCAGAGCAGTCATGAGGATACGGCTTACGTAGGACACAACCGAAGATGTGAGGGCGGTAGCCCGGGGGCCCGCGCTATTGAGTGTGAATGCCATGGGCCACCGCCTTTCCCGTCATTATGACGTTTTGTAGGGTATCTGTCCAACACGGGTCATACAGAATACCCGCATCCTCCGCACGTCTGGCACGTGTACCAGGTCTTACGGTAGACCACCACGCCGTTGATCTCTTCCGTGGTTTCTTCCATGTGTCCGCCTGTCCCGCCGCACGACGCGCACGGAACCGGACTGTCCCCCGAACCCATTGCCCTGGTCCCCCTAGTATCGGAACGACCGGTACTGGGGTCGTCGGCCCAAGTCTACGTGAGCAACGGCATACCGCATCGCGTCCATACCGTGGTCATTGTCCTTTACAGGGACTTCCTTGGGAGCATGGTTCCCGGTCCGGTCCCACACGTACCCCACGATCTCATCCTGAGTGGACATCGGACGCCGGGAGTCAGCCAGGGACTCGTCCCGCTTCTGCAGCGCATCGCGGCAGATGTACAGCCCCGGACGGCCGTCGCCGCGCACCCTCATACGGGTCTGTACGGCCTGGATACCCACCGACACGTCTTTCTTAGCGGCCACCGTGCTGCGCCCCAAGTAGCGCTCAAGGGTGGCGCGACCCTCCGCATCGTGGTCGCAGATGATGGCTTCGGGAGCGCTCTCCCGCTGCCTCCCACCGAAGGATGCCAAGATCGCCTTGGCATGGTCCTCCACCAGGGTCCGGGTCTGGTAGATCTCCTTATAAAGGTACATCCGGTCGTCGGGGTCGATGGCCCATGCCTGCCACACGAACGGGTTGGTATACCCGAAGTCTATGGACCAGAACCGGCGCCATGTCTGGGGAGGCTCACCGATCCGCTTGTGCAGGTTCACCGCCGGATCGAACTCGTCATACACGAGTCCCTCGGCAGCGGCCCAGATACCGCCCCTGAGACGCAGCTTGCGGACGCCTGTCAGAGCGTCCAGCTTCTCCATATACGCTGCGCCGTACTCGGTCAGCTCACCGCCCTGGTACAGGCGCGGGTTGTCGGTGTGCTGAGAGTTCAGCATGTTCAGGCGACCCCGGTCGGCCCGGAGTTTCAGCCAGTGGTGTGGAACGTCAGGGTTGCAGTCGGCCATGATCTGCTGAAAGGAGATCCGGCCGTTCCGGAGTCGGGAGGTGATTGCCTCCCAGTCTTCCTCGGTAAGCTCTGTGGCTTCCTGCACGTAGGCGCAGTCGTACTCCGACGACATGATCCGGGTGGCCTTGTCCATTCCCCCGACGGCTAGTTTGCTGCCGTTGGAATAGATGTATCCGGGGGAGTCCTGGGGGGAACCGCCGAACCATGAAACCTCACCGGAATCGATGGCTTCCTTGGCCACATGCTCTTTGAACGTCACGAGAGCTGTGGACGTGAGGGATACCGCAGTCTTCCGCAGCATCACGCCACGAGCCATCGGATTGGCCATCATCAGAGCGTGCATCTTCTCAAGGCAAGCCCTGGACTTCCCGGTGCCAGCCTCAAGCGGGGCCGGAAAGAAGAATCTCCGGCCCCCGGTAGCGAAACAGTTCGGTAGCCGTTCCCAATGGGGCGTAGATATGCCGGGCCACCTCTCCGACGCTCATGAACTCACCCCCTCCAAGTAGTCCGCAGCGTTCCTTAGACGCTGCGGGTCATCCGCCATTAGCCCTAGGGCTCCATTGCAGTCCGGACACAGCAACCCCCGGACGCACTTACCGCACGACCGCTTGCGCTCTGGGCAGCAAGAGTGGTCATGATCCACGCATACAACTTCTGTGACTCGGTGGCAGATAGCGCACCCCCCGCCCTGAGACCGAAGAATCTCGCGGTACTCGTTAGCGGTGATCTGATACTTGCATAGGAGATCACACAAGTTGCAATTGGTACTCAAACCATCGCGGGTCGCCTGACTCCGCAGGGGGTAGAACTCCGACTCAGGTAGCCACTCCCTGCACTTGCTGCAACGCTTACGCCCAGATTCATCGCGGATGTCCGTTCGTTTAGTCTCCCGGAGCGACGTCAATTCCTGGTCCCTGCGCCGTTGCTGGTAATGACCCCCGCATAGCCCCTTCGCCCGGACAAGTCCCTGGCACCCACCGAACTCGCACAGAGCGCCTTCCCATTTCCATGCCTGTTTCGGGGTTAGCTCCCTCCCCTTCCACATCTGCTGGTAGTGGGTTCGGCACAGTCCTGACTTCGGGTACCCGATTGGGCTGACGCACTCTGGGCCACGGCAAGTTTCTTTCATGTGTCCACTATACCGTAAAAACACAAACGTGTCCGACGCTCACGTCCTGTCCTTAAGGTAAGCGTCAACTATCTCTGTTACCTTCCAGGCCAGAAAGTCACTGTCGTACTCCGACTCAGCTTCGATGATCTCCTTAACGAATTCGGCATCCGTCATTCCGGCGCTCACGTCAGGTCCTCCGGATTCACCCCAACGATGATGTGCTCAACGGGGACGACGGCGACGTTCACGCGACCGGGAAGCTGACCGAGCTCCTCCGCAACAGCCTTGAGAAACGACCCCTTGACCCGGAGCATGTCCGCGTCTGCCATCGTGGATCCGTCCTTTTGGGACTTGGCCTCGATAGCTTCGATGTCCGCCTCATACGTGGCGATCCGGTTCAGCTTGTCCGCGACCCAGAGCCCGGCGAACTTGTTGTCATAGTCGGCCCGGATCTGAGCGATTTCGTGGGCGTAGCGCTGTTTGAACAGCGTGATAGCCGCGCCCGTCACCCCGTACTCCACTGCCATAGCCGCTTGGGTCCGCTGCGGATCAGCCAGTTCACGCATGAGAGGGAGTCGTCGCCACGGGGGGATACGGCCTGACGACTTCTTGTCAACGGCCTTAAGTGGAACATTGAGAAGATCTTTACCAGGTTCCCTGATCTCTTCTACGGGCTCGTCTGCGGGTGGATCAGGCTCATTTACCTGATCGTTCAAGCCCCTGAGCAGTACCATTAAGCTACCCCCTACCCTCATACCGACCCTGCTTAATCCGAGTCTACGGCATGCAGGTGCCCCGCTGCGACTAGCGCAACGGGGCCAGGGGAGGATCTACCATCCCTTCGGATCGATCATGTCTGCCGCTTCGGTCCACCCATCCAGGTAATGGGCTACCGGACTCCACTGCTCTTCCAGCCTCACCGGGGGATAGGTGCCCCGGAGACTCTCGGCGAGCTCGTGCGCGTAGGCGTCAATCAGGTTCTCGATACCCTCGCGGGACCTGAACTGGGACAGTGCTCCTGCGAGCAGTTCATCTCTTGCGCTCATCACACGTCCTCCGGATACCCGTAGTCCGCGAACCTCACCCGGGGACCGGGGTCGGTCTCCGATAAGCGGAGTAGGGAGATCTCCGCTCTCAGTTCCGCGATCAGTTCGGAGTCATGGGCCGACTGATCTTCCAGACTGACGACCCTCTCCGCCAATGTACGGGAACTCTTGTGGCTCCAAAGATCCACCCGACCCTCCCTGGCACTCACTTCCGCACCTCCGGGTCAATCAGGTTGGCCGACTCCCGCTGGCCGATCCACTGGTTGTAAGCGTCCACCGAATCGAATTCAGTGATGGCGCGGGAGCGGATCTCCTCCGCCAGGTCATGCGCGTGAATCCGCATGAGTTCCGAGAGCTTCATTCCATTGGCGTGCATGAGTGCGTAGTTCCGGGTCATCCCTGTACTTCCTCTTCGATCATGTCGGCCAGTCGCTCCCGGCCCGACTTCCATCCGTTGGCATAGGAGGAGCCGTAGGCGCGGCAGACCCGCTCGTAACCCTCCTGGGTGTGCTTCCTGTTCTCCGCCACGATCTCCGCGAGCAGCGCCCTCACCTCGGGGCTGATATCCGCAGTCATCATTTTCACCACTCCCGGAACGTGCCGCAGGTGCAACGGATACAGGGGGAACTGTGGTCGTCGAGCAAGTGGCCGCACTTGCACAGAGACGACGGCAAGTCATGCAGAAGATGCAGAACCGGAAGCTTCACGGGCTCTTCCTCCGCGTACACCGGTAAGGACACCTCGGGGGCCGCTTCGGGAAGGATCCGGATAGGCCACGGGTCCCAGGACTTGGTACTGCTGCGGGGGGTACGGGTACCGGTGATCCGCCAGAGGTCCGCTTCCAGCGAGCGTCCGTCCACTTTCTGGGCCACGATGGGGACGCACCCGGCAGCGTCCGCGATGGTATAGAAATGGTTCCACGCTTCCACTCCCAGACCGCCCTTACCGCGCTTGCACTGGATCATCAGTGGGGGCGGATCGCTGTACACCCGGTCGGCCGTGAGGTCGAATGCCACCAGGTCGGCCACACCCCGCGATCCGGCGGACCGGACTACGTAGTACCCCGCCTCCTCGAATCGCTCACGGGTCCGGTTCTCAAACGAGACCCCTTGCCTGTATTGTGAAGTTGCCATATCGAGCCTGCCTCTCGGTTGGTCGGGGCCCCTGCATTCGGTTGCGGGGGCCCCTCTTGCGTTGTCAGGACTGGATCCCGTACCAGGTGGTGTAGGTGTCCGCGCCCTGGATCTTCGATCCGATACGGACGACCTTTCCGCCCTTGCTGACCACGCGGTATTCGAGGTCGTATTCGTGGCTCTCGGCCCGGGCGATCCATCCCCGGAATCCCTCGGCGTCTGTCTTGTGACCCCGGGCCGGGCCCTTGATGGACCGGGTGACCGTGGCGGTCGAGGGGATCTCGATACCTTCCAGGGTCGAGACATCCTCTACGGTCTCCGCTGCGGGCGCTACAGTCGCTGCGGGAACCCAGACCGGCTGGTGGCAGTAAGTGCAGTTCTCAGCGGCGTCACCCTCGTTGCCGGGGCGGAGGTAGTTGCAGGTGTCCATGCAGTCGTCACACCGGAAGTCACCCTCGCGGACCTTGTACCCTTGGAGTGCCGCTGCCTTCGTCATGATGATCTCCTTCGTTTTCCGTTTCCCTGTCCTGATGAGTGAAACTCTACGCCTCATGGCTAGGTGTGTCAACCCCTGTCTACCCTTATTTCCGAGGATAGTTGGTGGTAGGCAACCTCCGCCCAGTACTTGGCTTCCTTTAGGGTCGCGTAGGGCGTTCGCTTCTCGGCCCACCTTTTTTGACCTCTCGGATAGATGAAAGCTGACCAGCACTCTCGGCAACGCGATGTACCCGAGACCTCGATTACGTCCCGAACGATGGTCGCAAGCTCGGTGGTCCCATCGCTTCCGATCCGGGAGTAGTGCCCGGGAGCGATTCTCTTCCAGTAACCGCTAGCGACTGACTCCCCCACGGCTGTCTCCTTAGCTTTCCGTTTCTCTGTCCTGATGAGTGAAACTCTACGCCCCATGGCTAGGTGTGTCAACCCCTGTCTACTAGCTCTTGCGGTAGCAGTCGGCCCAGTTGCTCCCGGCCTTGCTCGCACCCGCAGTGATAGGCACCCCGCGCCACTCGAATGCCATCGCGGACAGCACGTGGTCCCGCACCTCTTCCAGGCGCTCCGACGGTACGGACAGGACCACTTCGTCGTGAACGACAGCCCGCAGCATGGGATGAACCTGCGGATCCAGGCGGAGCAGCGCCTCACACATCAGGTCCCGCGCACCCCCCTGCCCCATGAGGGCGGGCGCCTGAGTGTGGGAGCGGACCGGGTCGCAGCGCATCATCCGGCCGAAACCGTTGTCCAGCAACGCCCCCGATCCACCGATGGCCCGGATCTGCTCCCGCCATGAACACAGCACCGGGAACCGGTTCGTCATCTGCTGATCGAAGGTCTGCGCCACCTGCGGATCGACACCGGACCGGATGAGACCGTTCACGCTCATGCCGTAGTTCCACCCGTGGCCGCACCGCTTGGACTTGTCGCGCCACTCCCCATCACTCCGGCCGAACACCAGCTCAGCGATCTCACTGTGCGCGTCGCGGCCGGGAGCGAACAGCTCCATATACGCACGATCCTGGGACAGCGCAGCGATGGCGCGCATATCGACCTGGTCGAGGTCGAAGGTGATCTGGACGTGCCCCGGTTCGGGAAGGAACACCGCCCGCTGCGCCACCTTTTTGGCGCCCCGCTTGCCGATATTGGTGAGGGAGGGACGGGTCATGGCCCAGCGGCCGGAAGCCTGGTCGGCCCCTACCCCGCCGTGCACACGGTCTCCGATCAGGTGGTTACTGATCTCCTGATACTTGGCAGTCAGTCCCGCCACCTCCTGCATGAGGGAGAGAACGGCGAGAGTGGACTCAGGTACCCCAGGACGGGCACTGAGAGCCTTCAGGGCGTCCCCGGACACCGAGACCGCACCCTTGGCCGTGAGCACCGGTTCAAGGCCGCTACGGTCCATCAGAGCGGCGAACCATTCCTTGCCCGCGCTGGAAGCCAACGGGGACTTGCCACCGGTCCGGGGAAGGCCGTGGGTACCGTGCAGGGACTCAAGCGCGGCACGTCTGCTCTCATCCTCCTGCGCCACCCGCTCGGACAGGAGGGGGGTGTCTATGCGCCACCCGTTGAAGGTCATCCGGTTCTGAAGGGAGACGACTTTCATCTCACGCCGCGCGTACGGGGTGAGAGCGGGTTTCAGCGCCTCGTAAACGGCGCGGGAAGCGGCTAGGTCACCCCGCAGGTAGTCGCGGTAATCGGGGTCGTCCACGGGAATCCGGTCGAAACCGCCGTGCCTGTCGGCCAGGGCCCGGATGTCGTCAGTCTTGCCGGGAATGCCCAAACGGGCCGCTACCGCGTCCAGGGAGTAGTAACCGGGCTGGGACCAGGGCTTCTGCCCACGGGCCCCCGGAGGGTCCGCCAGACGGGCCAGGACCAGCGTGTCCACAGCTCCGGCGGACAGCTTCGCGTAGTCGCCACCCTCATGCCGGGCAAGAGCTGGGATGTCGAAGGCCAGGACGTTGTGCCCGACCTTCACGTCCGCCCGGTGGAGCGACTCCACCTGCTCCCGCTTCGAACCGGGGCGGGAGGAGACCAGGGCGGTACCGGGAGCGCTGGACGTACCGGCAAGGCGGACGAACGGGCCCTCGTGGCCGCCCTTGTACAGCAGGTCAGCTGAAGCGCCTTCTAGGTCAAAGATGATTTCCAGGGGTTCACGTGTCATGATGTCGCTTGGTTCCTTGGAGGATTCGGGTCGTACAGGGAACGGGCAGGATGAGCGGCCGGGTGTCTGAGCACCCGGCCGTTCCTTCGTTTTCTACCGGGGGACTTCCTGGAACGCCTGAGACAGGATGGACACTGGGTAGGTACCCACCTTCCCGTACCGCGCGTCCTGACGTGAACCTGGGACGACGCCCTGATGAGCACACAGTGAAGAGGCCTTCTTACCCACCCTGGACAGGTAAGTCGCGTCGGTGGACAGTCCGTTCAGCCTGGCGTAGGCCAGAGCAGAGAAACAGTCATACGACCCTTCCAGCCCGGCAATCTTCGCTTCGGACACTGCCTGACGGATGGACAGTGCCGTCTGCTCCCTGGCGAGACGCTCAGTTTCCAGGCGAGTGGCCAACATGTTCTGAGCCTGTTCGATCATCATCTCTTCAGGGTGCCGGTACACCTTCCCGCCGTACTGCCCGGTCCGTCGGATGGACGGGAGGACTTCGGAGGTCACCCACCGCTTTACGTCCTTGGCTTCCTGCGTCCGGCTCGCGAACATCAGAGCGTACAGACCGGACTCATTGACGATGTTGACCTTCTGCCTACGTCCCATTGAGTCGATGATGTCAGTACTACTGACATCCTCCGAATCGAGCCTGGTCACGGCCTGTCGGCTGTTCCCGATCCCCAGCATCGCGCACGCGTCGGCCGCCACTACCCAGGGTTCCCCTTCGATCATGACAGTACGGAGGTCCCTGCCCTGGTAGATGAATAGAGTCATCTCTGACATACTGAACCCACCTTATGCAGTACACGAGCCCCCGGCCCTATACCGGGGGCTCCTTGCATTGACTCTAGCACAGGGTGTCTGGGTACAGACACCGCTCCTCTCAGGAACCCGCTTCGATCTGGTTAAAGCGGTCGGTTACGTCACGGAACTGCACGGTGGCCGCGTCCATCTCGATAGCGGCGTCGGCCATAGCTGACGGGTCCGAGGTGGCCACCCCCGCCGTGCAGTGGACAGCGGCCATGTGGTCATGTGCCAGAGCAGACGACCAGTGCGACTGAGCGTCTGCGTCAGGGATCGCAGGGTAATTCTGAGCGCGGGAGACATCGTCGTCCAGCAAGCCGCAAGCGGCTGACAGGGCGTGGGTGTCACTGGCACCGGTAGCGGCAGCGATGGACGAGAAATCCTTGGTGAGGGACTGGGTCAGGTCGTTCCCTCCCTCATCCCCCCACGTAGAGATACGGGTGAGGGACACCGCCTGAGCGGGAGGGGTGAGGCCTACTCGGGGGTCCTGGACGATGCGTGGACCGCCCTGGGGGGACAGGAATCCTAGGAGGGAAGCCACCACCCAGATGAAAACTCCTACAGATGCGACTGCCGCAATACTGATCTTAGCGGTTTTACGGATACTGATCTTCACGGGGAGTCCTCCGGGGAGACGGGAAGGAACGGGTTGACCCTGCGGGGGCGGATCACAGACGGACCGGGGACAGGTCCGAGTCCCGCAGCTCCGCCTTGCG